GCTTCGAGGTCGTAGAACGTCAAGCCGCTGGTGGGGTTGTTGCCCTGGGTGAATGCCTTCAGCAGGTCGAGGTCCGGCGTGGCCTGCGCCTGCTTCAGCAGCTCCAGGATCTCCTGGGGATCGTTCATGGTAATCTCCTGTCAATTGCTAGGATGGTTGGTTGCTACGCTTGCGGCCACGAGTTACCGCGTGCCCTTCATCATCGCACTCACCGGCACACCGCCGGTCTTGTGGATGTGCTTGAACACCTCGGTGGGCGAGGCGTCCTCGGCCGGCTCGCCGCTGGGCGAGTCGTCCGTCTTGCCGGTCGCGTTCTTGCGGACCGTCTCCAGGTCGTCGGAACCCTTGTCCACGACCTTGGTGACGCCCTTGGGAGCGACGACCTTCTTCTTGAGTTCCTCGATGGTGTCGTGCGCGGTCTTCAGCGCCTTGGTCAGATCCACCACCTTGGTAGCGAGCTTCATCAGCTCCGCCGGGGAACCGTCCTCGTTCTCCTCGACGCCGAGCGCCTTGCCCAGCGCGGCCAGGACCTTGCCCTGCGTTTCCAGCTCGGCGCGCGCCTCGTCCAGCTGACCGGCGACCTTGGCCATCTTCTCCGAGTCCTCGCTGTCGTCGGCACCCGCCGCCTTGCAGAACTCGTCTCCGGCCATCTTCACGAGCGCGTCGTGCATCATGCCGAGGTTGCCCATGGTCTCCTTGCTGAACTTCGCGCCGACCTTCATGAGCGGAAGGCTGGCCGGCTGCTCGGTGTCGCCCGCCTTGGCCAGGAGCGCGATGGCGAACGCCTGCGCCTGCTCCGGGTCGGTCAGGTTCACGGTGAGCACGCCGTCCTTCGCCAGGTCGCCCATGGCTGCCAGCATCATGTCCGCCGCCTGGGCCACGTCCACGTCCTCGCCGTCGTCGGCATCGGTGGCGTCGTCGCCGGTCATCTCGGCCACTTCCTCCTGGGCCATCTCGACGAGCGTGGCACCGAGCTGCTTGATGCCGTCCTTCAGCTTCGCGGGCACCTGGCTCTGGTCGCCTTCGAGCTGCGACTCCTGGGCGGCGTCGTTGGCCAGGCAGTTCAGCTCGCTGAGCAGGCGCGCCAGCCACGACACCGAGTACATGCCCTTCTCCAGCGGCATGCCCATCAGCGCGCCGATGGCACCGGCCACCGGTTCGGTCTGCTCACGCTTGGCCAGCAGCTTCTCGGCCAGGACCGCGCGCTCGCGCTCGTCGTCGGTCTCGGCGGTCTTGTTGAACTTGCGCAGTTCGGGATCGCCGCCCGCCGCCTTGACCACGGCGAACGTGGCCGACGGGTTGCACGGGTAGTCGACCAGCGACACCTCGAACGGCTTGGCGGTGTAGCGCTTGATCGTGTCGTTGGCCTCGTCGGCCCACTTCTTGATGTACTTGCCGCCGATGCTGAAGCCGGTATAGACGCCTTCGAGGACCTTCTTCCAGGCCACGTCGTCCACGACCTTGGCGACGGCCTCGAACTCCTTGGCGTCGTCGTCGGCGGTGAGCGTGGTCAGCTTGCCGGCGGCGCTGTTGCCGTGCATCTCGCGCACGTTGCCCACGGACTTGCCGCCGGTCGCCTTGGCGATGCCTTCGGACCAGTCCATGAAGTACTTCTTGGAGGTGTCGTAGTCCAGGATCTCGTTGTCGAGGTCCGGGGTCTCGGATGCGATGACGCCCGTCACCTCACGCTTGGCCTCATCGACCTTGGTGATTCGGGCGAAGTAATTGAAGCGGCTCATAATTTCACTCCTAGTCGTCTTGGGCGTCCGCCACCAGCGGAGCCACGTCACAGTCACAGTTGGGGTGCGCCGGTGGCATGTCGTCACCGCTCGGGAAGGTGTCCTCGAGACCGATCGGTCCAGCGTCGGCGTTCTCTTGGCACACGTCGCACACGTTTTCCTCGTTGCTGATCAACCACACCTTTTGCTTGACCTTGCCGGAACCCTTCCAGCCTTCCAGGTTGCCTTGCATGTCCGCGAAGGCGGTTTCGGTGCGCGCGATCACGCGAGCGCGTTGCGGGCTGAACGCGTACGCATTGGCCAGGGTATCCGCGAGCTGGTCGAACGTCTGCCCTTGGTCCAGCGCCTCGCTGATGGTTCCCCGGATCAGGTTGCGGGTGGCTTCGATCAGATCGCCGCCGTCCCCGGAACTGGTGATGAGTTGCGCCGCGCGCGTATCCGCCCACGTGGCGGCGCTGGCGCGTACGCTGGTGAACTTCGCCTCGTCGGCATCCGGCATCACCTGCTCCAGGCCGAGCCCGGCGCTGTCCTGGGCGACACCGGTCAACGTCGCCTTGATCGTCCCGGCCAGGCTGGCGTCAAGCGCCAGATCCAGGTCGGCGGTGGGATCGACCGGCTCGCCGCCCTTGGCCATCTTGTCGGCCTGCGACGACGCCTGCTCGGCTACGCGCTTGGCCAGGCTGGCGAAGGCATCGGTGAGCGCGCCCTCGATGATCGCTCGCGAGTGCGAGACCAGCGCGCGGTCCCGGTTGATCGGCTCCTTCTGCGACGCCGCCTTGGCCATGGCCTTTTTGTCGTCGTCGGTCGGCAAATTGCCGTGCGATCCGTCGCCAGGCTTCGGCGGGGTGGGATCGCCGGAGGCGTCGGGTGCCGGTGGGCCGGGTGGCGTCGGCGGGTTCGCTCCCGGCGGCGTGCTCGGATCGTCGCCTTCATGGATCGGCTTCGGCGGCTCCAGGATCGGCGCGGGCTTCGGTTCCAGGGCGTCGGCCAGCTTCTCCACGCCGCTGTGCGTGTAGATGAGCGGGTCCTTGCCGATGCCACCTGGATACGGTTCCATGCCGCGCGCGCGTCGTACCTCGTCCAGCGTCGTGCTGCCGTTCTTGAGGTTCGCGTCGTCCAGCCGGTTCTGCACCTCGGCATCGTTGGTCTCCTCGTCGGTCCAGGTGAATTCGAGGTCGGTCGCCTGGAAGTACTTGATCAGGATCAGGTCGATGGTGTCCTTGACCCACATCATCAGCGGCTCCAGGCCTTCCTCGACCGCCGCGTCTTGCGCGGTGTCCGCCGTCGCCCGGTTCATCTGCTTCACGAACGCCGTGGGCGGCAGGCTGAAGGCGTAGCACACGATGCGCGCGAGCCACTCGTCGAACTCGTCCTTCAGCGCATCGCGCTTGGTGAACGTGATCGACTGGCCACCGGGGATGAACTTCGCCTTGCGCCGTTCCTTGCTGTTGCCGGCCACCAGCTCGTCCCACATGTTCTGGAACTTGGTGACGGTCTCGGCATTCCACTCGGGCGGGCAGCTGATGAACGCATCCGGGATGTTGCCATCGGTGTAGAAGTCGAGCTGCATGAGCTGGCGACGCAGCGCGATGTTGACGGTCGTGATAATCTGCTCGACCGGCGAGAAGCCGTACACCTTCCACGACCGTTCGTTGCGCGGCAGGTACAGGAGCTCGTCGGCAGTGTAGTCGACCGCCGGGATACCCTTGAGGAACTGCTGATAGGCCGGATCGGGCGCGAGCGGGCGGCGACCGGTCTCGTCGATCAGCGGCTTGATCGTGGCACCATCGAAGATCTCCAGTCCCCACAGGTCGCCGCCAGCGGTCAGGCGCGGGTAGATCGTCGCCGCGTCGATCACCAGCATGTCCTCGACCAGGATGCGGAGCCACCGGTTCCACGTGTGCTGCTTGTCCGGGAACTTGAAGAAGTCGTTGATCTCGTCCAGGCGCGGATCGTTCTTCTTGGCCTTGGACGAGTCACGCGGCACGATCTTCCACGGCAGCTTTTCCAGCTGATCCTTGCGCGTCTCGATGGCCAGGCGTACCAGATCCTGCTGAGCGAGCGCGCGCAGCGTCCAGAAGTCGAGCGGCTCGTTGCTGCGCGGCTTGATCTGGTAGTTGTAGCCGATGGGATAATCCCAGTTGCGGCCTTCGGCCTCCTGCGCTTGCGGCTGAATCGGCTGACCGGGCGACATCCACACCCCGGCCATGTTGCCGCTGAGCAGGTATCGCACCGCGTTTTTCACGCGACCGAAGATGCCGACGTTTTGCTGGTTACGCTGCGCGGCCTGGGCCAGGAGACCGAGCTCCTGGATGTCGATCTTGATCTTGCGTCCACCGTCTGCCATCACGTAGTCCTCTTGCGAGCCTGCTGCTCCATCGCCCGGAGCAGGCCATCATTTTGGGGAAGCACCATCAGCTCGGTGATTGCCCACACCAGGGCGTCGAGCCGGTTCGGAGACTTGGCGGTCTTGTCCGCCGGGTTCCAATCGCACATCTCGTCTTCGAGCTTGGGGTGGCACCCGACGTGGTGCACGCGGCCCTGCTCGTACAGCGCGGCGACGGGTTCGGCGCGGATCGCCTTGCCACGCGACGCCGTGACCTTCTTCACATTCACGTTCGGATCGACCACGCGCAGCGTGTTTTCTACCATGTCGCCGCCGTTGTTCACCTCGGCCACGATCAGATCCGCCGCGAGCGCGTGATATTGCCGCACGCTCACCTTTCCCCAGTCGTCCACGAGACCGTTGAGCGAGAAGTCGTGCAGCACGTAGGCCTCGTCGTCGTCCAGGCCAAGCCCGACCGCCACGATACCGGCCTCGTCGCTGTCCGGGTTGTTCGACACGAACGGATCGAGGCCGATGACGATGCGACGCAGCTCCGGGCACTTGTTCTTGGTGACGCGCTTGTCCTCGATGTCCGTACGCTTGAACAGCGCGCCGGGATTGTCGTCGAGCACCTCGCCGTCGAGCTCCTGGCGACCGAGCCGCGTGCCTTCGTACTTCTTGATGATCTGCTCAAGGAACTTCGGTGCCAGGTTGCGCTTGTTCTCCTGGGTCGTGCCGCGCGTCACCAGCGTGCGCTCATCCGCGAGCAGCTCCTTGATGAGGCGAATCGGCTTCGGGGTGGTGGTGACGAGCGCCTGCGGGTTCGGGCCGAGACGCAAACCGAGCATGGCCATGTCCCAGGCTTCCGGGTAACGCCACGCGCACAGCTCGTCGGCCCACAGTTTCATGTGCTGCTTGCCGCGCAGCCGCTCGGGCTCGTCGGCGGTGAAGATCTGGCTGATCGCACCGTTGGGCCACACCAGGCGACGCTTCGACGGCTGGTAATGCGGACGTTCATGCGGCGGGCAGATGGCAAGGATACCAGACTCGCCTTCAACCATCACGTCGCGCGCGTCGTCGGCGGTCGGCGCGACCAGGTTCACGTAGGTGTGCTCCTTCGCCCAGATGCGCACGGTTTCCGCGCCGGTGCGAGTCTTGCCGAAACCACGACCGGCCAGGAGCAGCCACACGAACCACGATCCGGGCGGCACGAGCTGGTTGTCGCGCGCCCACATCTGCCAGTCATACAGCAACGCGGTTGCCGCCGACTCCGGCATGCCCATGATCAAGGCTTCGAGTTCGTCGGTCGGCAGCGCCAGGAGCTCCTCGACCGGGACACGCGCGGTATCAAGCATCGTCGCTGCCTCCCTTGAGGTTCTTCTGCTTCTCGTGCAGCTTGGCAAACAGGACGCTGCGCGCATCCTCAATCTGCATCGGCTTGCCTTCGGGGCCGGACACCTCGAAGCGCTCGGTCTCACGCCAGCCGGCGCGCGTCTTGAGCCAGAACATGGTCATGGCCGGAACCGATCCCGAGACGGCGATCTCGAAGGCGGTCTGTGCCACCATCGCGTTGCCGACGTTCTGACCGTGCTCCAGCTCATCCGGGTAGTTCGCGTTCAGCGCTTCCAGGCTGCAGCCGAGCACGCGGGCGATGGTGTGTCGTGGGGTGCCGCAAATTGCCATGCGCTCGACCCACGGAGCATAGGACTCGTCGCGGCCTTCCGGCACGCGTCCGCCCTTGGCGTAGCTCACCTTCTCGATGACCTGGCCATTCTTGCGAGTGAAGCGAACGACGCGACGACGCGACAGCGAGTCCTTGTCGCTCAACACTTCACCTTGAAGCGCACGACCGTCCAACGCCTTCAAGACCGCCTTGCCTTTTTCGGTCGGCGTGCCTGGGCGAGAGGGCCGTCCTCGTCGTGCCTTCGTCGTCGTTTTCGTCGCCTTGGCCATTTATCACTCGCTCTTACATCAATGCAAAGATCAAATCAGTGAGATGTCCGCGCGTAAAAAAGCCCACCCCGGACAACGTCAACGGGGTGGGCCGGTGCTGAGGACACCATGTTGCAGCGGGTTGTCGTGGTCATTTCCTGGCGACTCCTGGGCGGGGAAGTCGACGGCTGAACGGATCGGCCACCTCGACGGTTTCAGATCCTACGAGCCTCGGGGCCGGTTGTAAATATGGACATCCAAACAAAAAGCGGTAACTCGCCGAAACCCGCGCAGCTACGCGATTCTTCTCATGAAGTTACTCCTTTTTCGATCCGGTAACTTTTAGTGATAACTCGCGAAACCCGGTCCAGGCAACGGTTTGAGCGGGATTAGTTAACGAGTTACCCTTTTTTCTTCTAAGCTAAGAGAGGAGAATAAATATATCTCTATAAGTTTTTCAGCTCGAAAAAGCAGTTACAGTAACTCGCCCCAGGAGCGCTAAGCTGCCGTTTTCCTTCGACTTTTCCGCCCTCCCGCGAGTTACCGGATCGCCCGCATATTCCGTGACTCGGCCGAAAGTCGTACGATTTTCGGCGGATCGTCGTTCGACGTTCCGCGTGCTGAGGGGATTATCACATGACAAAAAGTAGTTCAAGCGCCAGGCCGCGACGGTCCGGCGTCAAGAAAGCTGTCGGCGCAAGCAAGGCCGACAAGGAGCTCATGGCAGCCGATCTGGCACAATCCGGGATCGACGCCAAGGCGATCAAGAAGTTGAAAATCGAGCCGCTGAGTGCCGTGGCGGTCGAGAAGATGACAAACGGACGGCACAAGGTCCCGGCGTACAAGATCCCTTACTTCGATGTGGAAGGGGAGGACACCGGGTTCTACCGGTTGCGCTTCTTGGGCGAGACGATGCAGGACGGCAAGCTGGTGCGATACCAGCAACCGGCGGGCACCGAACCTCGCACCTACTTCGCACCGGGCGTCGCCTGGGAGGTCGTGTTAAGCGACGCGCGTGAGGAGCTGTGGATCACGGAAGGCGAGAAGAAAGCGGCGGCGGCTTGCCTGGCCGGTCTGCCGACGCTCGGGCTTGGTGGCGTGTGGTCGTGGAAGTCCAACCGGTTTGGTCACGCGTTGCTGCCGGACCTGGAAGCCATCGACTGGAAGAACCGCAAGGTCGTGATCGTCTTCGACTCCGACCTCACCAGCAACCCGAAGGTCCAAGGCGCGTTGTCTTCGCTCGGTCGCACGCTGCTCGCGCGCGGCGCGGTCGTTCAGATGATGAGCCTCACGAGTTCGCTCGACGGTCGCAAGCGCGGGCTCGACGACATGCTCGTGGAAAGCGGCAAGGACGCGGTGCTGGAATTGCCATCGGAACCGCTGCGCGACACCGAGGCGTTGTGGAAGCTCAACGAGGAGGTCGCGCTCGTGCGAGACTCGGCAGCGGTCGTCGAGCTCAAGACCGGCAACGTCTACACGGCCAACGCGTTTTCTTCGACCGTGTATGCCAACCGGCGTTTCGTCCGGGTGACGGCGGACGGCAAGCTCAAGGAAGTCTCGGCGGCGACCGAGTGGCTGCGATGGCCGCACCGGCGCGAGCATCCGACGCTGACCTACACGCCTGGCGATCAGCCGGTACTGGCCAACGGCGCGCTCAACCTGTGGCGTGGCTGGGGAGCGACGCCGGAGAAAGGCGACGTGTCCTTGTGGTACGACCTGCTGCATCACGTCTTCCAGGGTCTCGACGAGAAGCACATCGACTGGTTTGTGAAGTGGTGCGCGTATCCGATTGCCCACCCCGGCACGAAGCTGTACACGACCGTGCTCCTCCACGGCATCGCTCACGGCACCGGCAAGTCGTTCATCGGCTACCTGCTCGGTTCGTGCTACGGCAAGAACTTCAGCGCGATCAACCAGGAGACGCTGCAGGGCGCGTTCAATTCGTGGGCGAAGTGCAAGCAGTTCGTGATGGGCGAGGAGCTGACCGGCTCCGACAAGCGCAGCGAGATGAATAACCTCAAGTTCATGATCACGCGCGAGACCCTGTCGGTCAACGAGAAGTACCAACCCGCCTACGACCTCCCCGATTGCATCAACTACCTGCTCACCGCCAACGAGGTGGACGCGCTGTTCCTGGAAAACAAGGACCGGCGGCTGTTCGTGCACGAGGTTCTCGTCGAACCCGCGCCGCAGGATCTGTATGACCGCCTGGATCGGTGGCTGCGATCCGGCGAGGCGGCGAAGGCATTGCTGTATCACTTCATGCACGAGGTAGACCTCACCGGTTTCCATCCGCGCGCGCCGGCTCCGATGACGGCGGCGAAGCGTGCGATGCAGGAACTGTCGGCGTCCGACCTGGATCTGTGGGCGCGTCACCTGCGTGATAACCCGGACAGCGTGCTGGAGGTGACGGGGAAGCGCGCGAAGGGTGCGCTGTGGCAACTCACCGAGCTCCTGGAGCTGGCCGATCCCGGCGGCACGCGTCGAACCACGCAGATCGCCCTGGCCAAGGCGCTGCGTCGCGCAGGCATGGTGAACCTCGATCCCACGCGGACCGCGCTCGGGGTCGTCAAGCTGTGGGCGGTCCGCGAGCCCGAACGCTGGCGCGTCGCCTCGCACGAGGAGCGCGTCGCGGAGTACGAGCGCGTGCTACCGGATCACCTGCTTAGCAAGGCCGTGAAG